GATTTACAATAGTTGGTGATGTTTCACCTTTAAACTTTTCAGTTTGATTTACTTTTTGAGGTTTTACACCTTCTTTATTAGTAGTAGTTTGAGAACGTGGAATCTTAGGGGCTGATTCTGCCATAGAACTCAAAGGAGTTTTATTTAAGTTTTTATTTACACCAGGATTTTCTTTAGATTTCAAAGGTTCTTTCTTTGGCATCCTAAACTTAGATAAATCCGATTTCATATCTTTTAATGCCATTTATTATCCCCCAAAATATCCAGCTGACCTGGTACTTAGTTTTCTAGATTGAACTTTTGTTATTTCACTCACTACTCTACCATCTACATTTATCATAATTGGTTGATTTTGTATATCTTGTCGTAATCCTTTAATCTCATCTACTACCTCTGCCATTGATGAAGCTTCACCACCACCATCTCCACCAGAATCACCACCACCACCTAATGCATTTGATATAAGAGGTAATGCGAATGCTAAAGCAAATAGAGTTGGAAGTAATAATGTTACTATTGCCAATCCACCACTTAGAGCCACTAATGATGCTGATAGAACTAAGAATGATGCAGATAGTGCTATCAGACCAGGAACTAACATAATCATAGCTGCCATCATTGGCATAACTCCTAAAAATGCAGTTAAGTTTGGCATTAGTCTTTGAATAGAATCTGATAAACTTGATAATGATAGAGCCCATATTCCAGTTGCACCAGCAGTTAATAACATCGCTGGTACTAATGCTAACATACCTAATGTTGTAAGTGTAAATGTTGGGAAGAATGGAATCATAGCAGCCGTTGTTAACATAAGTGATGCTGCAAATACTCCGAATCCACCAGCTATAGCGATTAAGTTAGGTACTTGTTCACCTAATTTAGCAACACTATCTACAAATATAGGCATTACCCCACTCAATGCGGTCATACCAGCAACAAATGGAATCATAGCTAATCCAAATGCCATCATAGGTACAGCAGCCATAGCTAAACCTAATGCGAATGGCATTAGTGCTATTCCAAACATTACTAATGGAACAACTGCACCCAACATAGTTGGAGCTATTGAGATTAACTCAGCCATTTTTTCAACAAATAAGGAAATATTATCTCCTAATCCACCAACTCCTTTATTAAATAAAACTACACCTGCACCTAATACGATTAGTGCAGCTCCTAATGCTAATAACGCTAATACACCAGCTCCGAATATCATCGCACCGATTCCACTAAACATCACTAAACCTAATCCCATTATAATTCCTGTAAATATAAGGATTCCGGCTGCTACTGCTAAGATTGCACCGATACTGATATCACCAATCAGATTCATTGCGAATGCGAATGGAATCAACGATACACCAACTACTGCTAATGCGAGTGCTCCTTTTAATAAATCTGCAGTTGGGAATTTAGCTAATAGATAAAGCGCTCCTAACATTAATCCCAATCCAACCGCCATTCCTAAGTATGGACCAGGTTCGGTTGGCATTTTAGAAATAGCAAGTGCCATAACGAACATACTAGCAGCAACTAATAACATCGCCGCCGCTCCTTTAAGAACATCGGAAGTTCCAAACTTACCAATAAAGTTTGCTATAGGATTTGAACCTTTTTTGGATTGCATAAACTTAGGTGTTGGTATTTTTCCAAACAACATTAAAATACCTACTACAATTAAAGCACCTGCTGCGATTGCACCTAATATTTGTGCAACAGAACCTAATGTACCCATAGCATCCTTAGGTCCATCGGCTAATGCATCCCCACTAGCAACAGCCTCAGCGGTTGCATTTTGCATATTCATCATTTCATCAACTGATAATCCAGTTGCATCTGATATTTGTCTTTGTAATTGTAAATTACTACCTAATGATGGTCCAACCGAATCAATTAGTTTCTTTTGTTCTCTAGCCATAGCCAATGCATCACCAGATGCTTGTGCTGCTCTAATTCCATTGAAACTGATATCCTTACCGGTCATCATTCTCAATTTCATTTCATCCTTCATAGATTTTTCGATATCCAAAGATTCAGATGCTAAATCTTTCATCTTTTTCATATCAACACCCATCTTCTTCAGTTGGATTACTTCTGTGGCTCTTTGTTTAAGTTGTTCTTTTGTTAAAGTTCTAACTAATGCTTGGTTATCTGCAAAGTATTCCATAGCAGGTCCAGCATCTTGTCCTAAACTTGCCCCAATATCTTTTACTGATTCAGTTAATTCACCCGCATCAATCCCAGCATTTTTTAATGTTCTAGTTAATGATTGAGCTTTATCTGCATCTTTTAATAATGAGTTTACTTCTGTAATATCAGCGAGTAATGATGAATCTGGAACTATTTGACCTGTTGCATCTCTGAGTGCTTTTGCTGATTCGGCTACTTCTTCATATGAATATACAAATGGATTTAAGGATAGTTGTGCACCTTTGATAGCACCTTCCAATTCCATAGCTTGCCCAACCGATGCACCAGTTTCTTTGGTTAGGTCTTTCATCCTACCAACTGCATCTGAAATAAATCCTGCTATTTCTTTAAGAATAACTAATCCGATTGCGGCTGCAGATAATGTCATAATAGCGGATACTAATTCATTTGATACTCCTAATGCTGAACCTAAATCTTTAGCAAAATCCTGTCCTATATTTTTGATTTCTTCACTTACCTTTTCACGTTCTTTTTCAGTTTCTAAGAGTTTTTCCTGATGTTGAATCATTTCTAACAACTGGTCTGTTCGTTCTTGTCCTAATGTTTGTATATTTTCAAGAACTTTCTGCTTCTCTTGCATAAGAACAGTAAGTTTGGCCTCTGCTCCTTTTTGTGCAGACATAGATGCAAGAATATCCTTACCAACCTTACCTTGTTTAGTTCTTAAATCTAAATTCTGTTTTAAGATATCTGATAGGTTTGCTTGGAGAGTGTTCTCCTGCGTAATCGCATCTATTCGTTGTTGAGTATCTTTATTATACTTGGCCATCTATGAACCTTTAATTTACTATTTTTTTAGTCTGTCAAATGATTTCATCATATCACCCAAATCATTGGTTTTATTATAATCTACAGGTTTAATCTTATATTTTTTTAGAATTTTTTGGTATTCTGGGTCATTAGTTAGTTTATCTAATTGTTTGGTCTTATATGCTTTAACAATAGAACCAATGAATGATTTGATACCACCCTCGTCCATACCACGTTTTTCTAATTTTTCAATTATGTTCTTTCCCATTGTATTCCCTTAATAGTTTTATTCGTTTATAAATATAGAAAAACCCAACAAATAGTTGGGTTCTTCATTATCTTCGTGATTTTGATTTAGCTTTTCTCATTTCTTTATCATTCATCTTCTTCTCTTCCTGCTTAAATTCAATTATTTTACCGATGTAGAATGTGCGAACCCATATCGGCATATTGTAAACATCCGTAAAGTTGAATCCACCATTTCCATGATAGATGAGGTCAAAAATGTGAGAGTGTAAATGCTTTCTATAACTTTGATGAAGGCCAAAAAAAGGTAACATCCATCGGCAGTAGCATTTCTCTCCTTTCCCCTGTTTCTTCTGAAACAAATTCATAATTTAAGTCCATATCTGGAACTACTTCGTTAATGTAATTTCTCAAAGATTGTGAATCTATTGCGAATAGTTCGTTATCTACAAAACTATTAATTGTAGCCGTATCACTATCACCATCTACTGAAAGAATCATATTCTTTAATCTTGTAGTTAGTTCTCTTGATGTAGCATCTTTAAGTTTTCTTTGTTTCTTTTCTAAATCTTTAATTTGGTGTTTGACTTTTCTTTCTTTAGATTCAGTCATTGCCATAAAGGTAATTTTTCTTTTAGATTTAGGTAGTTCATACTCAAACTCATTCTTATGTAATTCTGTTTGATTCTTACCATCATAATCAGCTGCTTCGAATTGAGTTAAATCAATAACCTCTTCTTGCTTATTATCTGAAAATGGGTCTTGGATTTCTACTTTGTAATCTTTACCATATCCTAATACTCTGGCAGCAATCATAATTGCGTTTTTATCACCTGTAGTTAAATCTATGTATTTGATTGGAGTTCCATCCCCATTACCTAATATTAGTGATTGAAATAATCTATCTAATACTGTTCCATCTTTAATATATGATTGTGTTGTAAGAATATCTTCTTCTTTTGCAGTCATATACTTCATTTCCACTTTACCTGATGATAATGGGTTCTCTTTGGAATATACTAATCCCTTAGATGGTAAATCTACTATTTCAGTTGGAAATTTATAATCGGATACTTGCTTTGTTTCGTATTGTTTCTTAGCAAGCTCCACCATTTCATCATTAGAAAGATTACTTTGGTATTCATCTGTTAATTTTTCTTTACTCATAACGTTTCTCGTTTTAAAACTTATTTAATATTGGTTAACCATATATAAATATGTAAATATTATTAATTAAACGAAAAAACCCTCACATTTCTGTAAGGGTTTCTCAATAGTCAATTTTTATTACAATCCGTAATTAGTATTGTAGTATTGCGTAATCGTATGTAAGTGTTAAATCTACAGTTGCTAAATCTTCACCAGTATAGTCCATATCTGAGAACTTTGCTGTTTGAATAAATGCTCCTTTAAGTGTCCACTCTTCTACTTTATCACCAACAGGACCCAAACTGTTAAATGTGATATCTTTTTTGTAGAAATCAGAATAACCATCACGGCCCGTTACTGATTCGTGGTGTAATCTTACCCATTCCATAGCTGCTTGTGCTGCTGATGGTACTACTGGGTCATACAATGAAATTGTTAAATCACTCCACTCACTTCTTCCTTTTACATATCTTCTAACATTAACGTGGTCAATTGTAACCTTTCCGTTTGTTATTTCTGGTCTGTTAGCGGCTTTTATTAGGTACGCAGGAATTCCCTCAATGTACATAATAAATCTGTTCGACATCTTCGGTTCGAATGATGTGAACATTACTTCTGTTGGGTCTAATAGTTGTGCCATTTAGTTTTCTCCGTTATTCTTTCTTTAATATAAATATAGTTCTTTTTAAAAAATAGTTAGTCCCCCTAAAAATATTAGGGGAACTAAGTTATTATCTATATACTATTCTGGAAATGCTGCTCCAGTTGGTAGTACGTTAAAGTCAAGAACTATGAATTCTGCTGTTTTAGCTGGTTGTAAGAAAATCTCACCAACCATAATGTTTCTATCAATCACATCTGGAGTGTTGTTGGTTTCATCCATTATCACTTTAAATGCGTATAAACCTTGTCTTTGTTGAATTGATTCTAAGTAAGGATTAACGATTGATAAGAATCTATTTCTCGTTGCTGCTGTATTATTTTCAAATATTAAGTAACGAGTAGATGATGCGATGAATTTCTTCACTGCGATTAACAATCTTCTTACATTGATTCTATCCAATGCCGATGGTTTAGCTTGTAATGTTTTCTGTCCAAATACAGTAACACCTTGACCAGGGAACGTTGCGATAGGATTTAATCTACCTTCGTAAAGTGAATCTCTCTCAACTCTAGTCAATCTTGTCTTAGCTTCAATTACTGAAGTTAATCCACCTCTATTCAATCCAGCTGGTGCGAACCATTCAGCGGCTACTTGGTCGTTAAATGCAATAACGCCAGGAAGTACAACCGATGGCGGAACCCATACTGGTTTGTTTTTATCTGTATTAAGTATCTTAACCCAAGGATAGTAAGATGCAACATAGTTTGAATCAAATGCTTGAACAGCGTTAACTGCCGTTGAAATTGAATCACTCCATGCTGAAGCATCCATAATAAAGAATGCATCTTGTCTATCTTCACACATATCTTTAGCGAATACTGATACTGCTGAGTGATATCTGTGAATGATACCTGGTAATACTAACATATTGATATCAAATTCATCAGGATTAGATACAGAGTTAATTGCTTTTCTATATGCTAATGTACCTGTCGCTGTATTTGATGAACAATCATACCCTTGTGTGTTTCCAGCACTAATATCATTTCCTAAAGAAACTTGTCTATTTGGTTTGAATCCATCAAAACCACCTTGGAAAGGTACTAAGAACTTTCTAGAGTTAATAGAAGTTAATTGGTCATTCAATGATATTGAACCTGAATTAGCAGCCGTTGATGATGGGAAGTTTGCCCCAGCATCTTGGTTGTTATCACCTAAATAGAATGCCGTACCTACTGTTGCGTTGTTACTATCTGGTGTTGGTGCTAAGAAGTTTCTATTATCTGTTGTTACAAAATCAAAATCATATCCGTAGAATTTCTTAGGATTGTATGATTCATTGATTGTTTGTGCAGATACATAAGAAGGATTTGGTAAATCTAATTTGTTTCCAAATGGATTTTGTAATGCTCCGAATCCGAATGGTACTAATGATTCATCTATACCACCATTTTTAACTGCATTTGAAACTTCAACTCTAATGTTTTCTGAGTTATTTGGATAATCACCATTAGTTGATAATTTTCCATCTGCATCTACAGTAATGTACTTATCACCAATTACTCTAGCGATAAAGTTTGGTGAATCAGGATCTAAATTAAC